AAACTCGGTTATACCCGTGAGGTACGAGGAAAGGTAATCCCCGAGGCCGTCGGAGTCGGCGCAAATTTGGGAACGGCCGACGCCGTATTCCCGCGCCAACCGGGCGAGGGACTCCTCGATTTCCTTTGAATTGGTTTTCGGGAGTTTCAGTCCGACCCGGACGGTTAGACCGTTCCATTTGTACGCAATGAATTTGTCGCGTCCACGGGTTGCGAGGTCGGCGGTAATCCTCCGGAGGCCCGACGGGCGAACCGGATTCGTGAAACAATCGAGGATCGCGTCGTAATCGACGAGGGCGTTTTGGTTCCCCTCGTATTCCCACCAACCGGACAACAGGCGCAACCGGGTTTGACGGTTTTTGATTGACTCGAGGGTCCGGATGTAATCGGCGGACACGAACGGGTTGTCATAAACGAGGGCCTGTACGAACGCGCAATCCGCGTCGAGGGTCCCGTTTTTCGACGGCTTGTAAAATTGTGTGTATAGCCAATTCTTTTTTGGATTACACGTGATTAACATTTTCGGTTCGAGGCCGTATTCCACGTTGAGGTGTCGCCCGATTCGGGACTTGAGGACCTCGAACGCGAGGTAATGAACCTCGCCGCCCTCCTCGATCCAACCTCCCGTGAATTCCTTTGAACCGAGGCGTTCAAACATTGGGTCCTTTTTCGGGTAAAACGTGAGGTCGAGGAGGATTATTTCCGAACCGTTTTTGAATTTGATTCCGTCGTCGTTGAGGCGGTAATCGTTGAAATTGTACGAGTCCGCGACCTTGCGGAACGTAACAAGGACGGACTCCCGGGAGTCCTTGATATTGTTTCGGCCGACGAACCACCGGGTCCGGGGAAAGGCCCAACAACACCGGAGTAACCAATCGCAACCCAACCACGATTTACCACCCCCGGCCGCGCCGCCGTACGCGACGAACCGTTTTGCCGGGTCGGCGAGGTAGTGCAACGCGAGGAGTTGTTTTGCGTTGAATTGTGGTTGTTGAGTATTGGTTCCCGGGGTGTTCATTATTCGCCGTCCTCCTCCCGGGTGCGTTTGTCGCGTTCCGCGTCAATACGGGCGCAATAATCGACGATTCCCGGGACGTCGGGGATAACGGCCGAGAATCCGTTAAACGGTTTTCCTCCGGTCGTGTGGTCGACTCGTTCGACCTGTAATCCGAGGAGTTTGTCGCGGCGTTCCTCCCACGCGCGGATTTCGGCGAGGATTCGGACGTCGCCGATCCGGTTGTCGGTAATGGTCCCGGACTCGGACGTCGCAACGACGGGCAAAATCTTTTTGCCGAGTTGAGGAATACCGAACCCGTTAATTTCCGTGTGGTTTTTGTGCTTTTTCTCGGTCTTGCGGACCTTGTCCTTTTTCGACTCCTCGTACAGTTGCCACAATTCCGCGAGGACCTGTTCACACTCGGCGACGGCCTCGTCGATTGCCTGTTTCGTGTCCTTTGCGGACTCCTCCCGCCAACGTTCGAGGCAAAGGTCCCAATCCCTTTTGATCGTCGCGACGGATACCTTTTGCCCGGTTTCCTTTTCGACGATCGGGATTATTTGACGGAACGTGTAACGGCGTAATTTGTATTTGGATATAACCGGGAGGCGTTCCTCCCGGAGGAGGGCCGCCGAGGGGACGTGATGTTTCGCCGTCTTTGTGTTTTTCCGGGGGTCCATTGTTACAACCGATTACGTTTCAACCGCAAAGATACAAAAAGGTGTGTACGAAATACACACCAAATCGTAAAAATTTATGTTACTCCTCGTCCTCGAAATCCTCCGGGTCGGGAATGTACGGTTCCTCGAGTCGCCGGAGGGGTTCCTCGGCCGCAAGGCGGAACGCGCGTCGTTTGTGCCTGTTACTCAACGCCTTATATGCAATTAACATATCTTGCACCGTTTGGGCGGTTGTGTGTTGGTCGTGTTCCCGGGCGGCGTCCCACAGTTGCCGGAGGCGGTTAACGAACGGGTCGTTTTCGGATGTCCTCGCGGGCGGCGGCGTTACTTGAATGAATCGGGACCGTGGTTCGAGGCGTTTGTCGGGTTGCTGATTTGGGATTTTCTTTTTCATATTGCAATACTTTTTGTTTGAGGTTCCATAATGCCGAGTCCGCAATCGCGGCCCGGAATGAGAAATTATTGTTCATTGAGGTATTTTTTGAACGTGAACCCCTTTCGGGGCGAATAGTCCTCGAGGGCGACGGACTTGTAAATTGACTTGACGTTAACGTATCGGGCGAGGTCGCGTTGCCATTGCGGGATAATTTGTCGCGGGTCGGTAAAATCCCGGTATGGTTGCGCGAACGGGGCAACGGTTTTCATTGATCGTAATTCCTGTATTCGGGCGACCGACTCGTCGAAATCTTTAATCAATGCGTAAACGAACACGTCGCGGGTGTATCCGTACCGATTGAGGAGGTCGACGGCCGTTCGGATGTACGGCAATTGCGCGGACGTATCACAGGCGAGGCGGATGTAATCAATCCATTTGCAATCCGCCAACAATTCCGCGATCTCCGGGGTTATCCTCCGGGCGTCGATACCTTGATTGAAATCGACGCGGATTCCGAGGTCGCGGATTCGTTCGACCTGTTGGATACCGTAATCGGTCGCGAGGATATTGTTATCCATTAGGACCGCCTTTTTGATGATTGATCCGTCCGGCCGGGTCGCGATTTCGTCGATTGTCATATACGGCGACGGGCGGCCCTCCTTTCGCGGAACAACACACCATTTGCAATTGTTCGGACAACCACGGGTCAAAAACCCGAACGCCCGGTCGCTGATTCCGTACAGGGAATAATCGGGTTGTAATCGGTCGATCTCCGGCGGCAATTTCGACGCGATGTCGTACCCCGTCCCGCCTTTTACAACCTCACAATCGTAATAATCGAACACGTCGGGCGTGAACGTGAATACCTTTGACATATACACACGATCGTATTTCCCGAATAGCGGGTTCGCCCATTCCACGGTGTCGCCTTGCGACCTGTGAAACGCGGCGATTTTCATTAACGCGAGGTTTGGGAAATGCGTTTTGTCGACGTCGACGAGTCCGATTCGGTACATACCAAATTATCAACCCTCGAGGGAACATTGTTCGTTAAACGCACATTCTCCGGAACAAAAGGTCCCGAGGCGTTCCATAACACGTCGGACGCCGTATTTGTCGCGGCCTTGAAATATAAGTTTGTACCGGACAACCTTGTCGGCGGGAACCTGTTTCCCGCAACGTTCACAGGCAACGTAACCCTCGCGGGGCGCGTACTTTTCCTCGTACTCCCGGCGGTATTTCTCGATCGTCGGTGCGAGGGCCTCGCGAGTCCACGCGTTTTTGACGTTGTCGATGTCGCGACCACGTACGCCGCGTTGAACGCGTCCGTAACTTTCCAATCGGTCGACGTGGATTAACAAATCCGGTTCGGCCTTTTGTAGGTTGTGGAAATACTCGCGGAGGGCGACAATGTCGTCGCGCCGGGCGACCTTGTTTATTCTCGGTCGTTGGTGTCCGTATGTTCCCGGGAACAGGATTGAACACCCCGTTACGGTCCATTCCTTGACGGCGTCCTCCTGTTTACAATACCGGGGCGAGGCCGTACATTCGTACAAAGGAAATCCCGGGAGAGGGACGGACAATTCTCCAACGAGGCGGGTTTGTTCCTGTTGGATATATTCGTCGATAATCCGTTCGAGGTCGCGGAATTCTTGAGTAACTGAAATTTTCATTTCCTTTTGGGTTTACCTGTTTTGAATTTGTGCGCGTCGCAACATTCCTCCGGAGTTGTGATCCGGCCGGAGAAAAGGCAACCGAGAACCTCGCCCGGAGGATACGGGACCGAGGAACGGCAATTGTCGCAACGGCGGGGTTTGGTGTTCATTTCTCGTCGTCCTCAATGTAAATATCGTCGTCGAACCCGTCGGGATCGCGGGAGGCCCACAGGGCGACGGCAACGTACACGATCGCGCCGAGAAAAACCATAACAACGAGGAGGACAATTGCGACGATAACAAGTAAAATTTCTTTCATAACTCAATTATGTATTTAGGGATTTTCGGTACAACGGCGACCTCGCGGCCTGTTTGGTCGAGGGTCGGAGAATAGAAATATAACCCGAGGTGGGTAAACTTTCCGGGTTTGGTTTCCACGGAAAGTTTAACCTCGGCGCGGTGCATTGCGGCCCGGTCCCGGGCGATTTCGATTGCGCGTTCCATTGTGGTATTGAGGACGGCCTCGTTACGCCCGGGTTCGGTAAACTTGAAATTCAATCGGAGGGGTTCCATACGGCCGGGATGTTAGGCAAAACATTTCTCAACGCGGATAACCACG